TTCCTCCATCGAAACCTTGACCTTGAACCCCATGTTTCGGCTCATCGCCTCGGAGATTCCGTCTGCTATTTCTGCCTTGTTTGGCATGTTGATGCTGGGTTCCGGCAACGAAATGCTGGCCTCGAACACCGGCTCATCAAAAACAGCGTTGGGTATTTCTAGCTTCAAACGAATGGCGATCTCGTTACTCGCAATCGCAGGTTTTTTTTTCGTGGCCCTGATGCTGCCTAGCGCCCAGCTTTGATAGCCATATTTTCGACCTCTTATAACGATCCATATATCCGCATTCATTCCGCTTCCCTCCGCTTGAATTCGAACACCTTGGTCTCCGGCTTCCTGTACTGCTCTAGGTCCAGTTCCTTGAGCTGCGGGATTTTTCCGTAATCCACCGCGCCCTTCCGCTTGGTCCAGCGCATCTGCGCCTCGCCGACGACGAGCTCGCTTCGGTCCCCGAGCTCTCTCTTCAGCTTTTCCTTGAGCGCATCGTACCGGGCCTCGGCCCTGGCCGCGTCGTCCTTGGCCTCCAGGGCCATGGCCACGAGCGCCTCAACCGACTGCTCCAGGACCTGCGTCTCGGCCTGGTCGATGACGACCGGGGCGCCGATCGGCCTGGTCCACGTGGCGAACGGGGCTGGGTCGAACGCGGCCTTCTCGATCGTCTCCCAAAACAGGACCGCGCGGCGTGAGAGCTCGGCGATCATCGCCTCGTCGCGCAGCACTCGGACCCTGGCCATGTGCTTGGAGTTCCCGAGCCTGAGCATCTCGAACCGGCGTTTTTCGACGGACATCTCGTCCCTCGCCGCCTGCTCCAGCCACGCGTCGGGGCCGTTGTAGGAAACGTAGTCGGCTTCTGGTAGCCCCGAGATCATGAGCTGCCACTGAACCTGCGGCATGTATTTTGAGGGCAGCTCGCCCATGAGCGCGAGCTCGTGGTCCTTCTGGTTCGGGCACTTGATCTCGATCAGCCTCCCGTGCGTCATGTTGATCCCGTCGTAGCTCACGCGCATGAACTTGTGCTGCGGGTGCTCCGCGGTCGCGTCAGGATACAGTGTCCCGGCCCACGCCTCGTAGAGCCTGCGCACGCACGGCTCGAGCCTCTTTCCCCGTTCCATGGCCTGCTTCTGTGCCCAGCCGAACTTGGGTTTCCAAAGCCCCTTCTTCTCCTGCCAGAGCTCCGTTGCGGTCTTCCACGGGCTCGTCCCCAGGAGCACCGCCGCGTCGCTCGACCCCAGGCCCTTGTTGCGCCACCTGAGCCACGCCTCGGATCCCTGCCGGGTCTCGTCGCCCGGCTCGGATTGCTCCGGTTCCTTTTTCCCCACGCTGAAAATCGGTGCCTCTGCCCAGTCTAGATCGTTCAAAATCCTATCCCCCTCGGTGTCTGGTTGTTGTATCCGAACGGAAAATCCGCGTTTTCCTCTTCCTCGTCGTCGCCGAACCCCACGGCTGACCCGGGGTTTGCCGGGGACGTCCGCCTGACGTCCTTGACCCGGTCATACTTTCCTTCCCTGAGAGTTGTCACCTCGAAAGTTCCGGGGAAAACATGCGAGCCGTCGGTGTCGGGCAGGTCGATCCCGATCCGCTCCAGCCTTTGCTCCAGGCGATCCATGGCCCAGGGGTTCGAGCAGACGAAGAATTCGTAGACCCCGCCGCCCCAGCCGTGCCGGGACATGACGGCGCCGTCCTGGTAGTGGATTTTCACGCACTGGTTGCCGCTCTTGGCGGTGTGCGGTGAAACGACCACGGGGCCGAGCGTCTGGGTCACCGGCGCAGGCGGCGCCTTGTCCGAGGAAAGGATGTCCCCTCCGCCGGCGCGCAGGTCTATCTTCTGCGATGGGGCGGGCGGCGGCGGAAATTCCGCGCCGCATTCGCCGCAGGCCTTCGCCGGCGCGCGGGTGAACGCGCGGCACGCCTGGCACTCGAGCTGCGGGATCTCGGGCACCAGCTTGAGCTGCCCGTCCCGTTCCCTCATCCCGCCGCCCTTGGCGATCGACGGGTCGTCGAGCGGGCCGATGGTCCTAACCACCTGGCCGTAGTCGAGCACCAGGCAGTCCTTCTTCCCCTCGGCGGGCCTGAGGCCGCGGCCGACCGTCTGGACGTAGAGCACCGGCGACCGCATCGGACGCATGAGCACGACCGCGTCGATCGGCGGGTGGTCGAACCCCTCCGACAGGACAGAGACGAAGCTCATGTGCCGGCACGCGCCGCCGACGAACGCCGCTAGGTTGTCGGCCCGGGGACCGCTCTTTAACTTGGAGTGGACCGTGGTCACGCGCTCGCCCAGGGACATGAGCGCGTCGGCGACCATGTTGCAGTGGGCGATCGACGCGCACGCCCAGACCGCGCACCGCCTGTCCGCGAGCTGCGAGAGCGCGTCCCTGACCTGGCTCAGGCACCGGTCCTGGTCCGAGACGAGACGGTCCACGTCCTCCTGCATGTACTCGCCCATCCGGAGCCTGAGCCCCGCGACGTCGTGCTCGAGCGTTTTGTCGGCCGCGCGCAGGATCGGCCGGCAGAGGAACCCCAGCCCGATCATCTCGGGCAGGGATTTCCGGTAGCACACGCGCGAGAAAAGCTGGTCCTTTCCGTAGATCAGACCGGTCGCCCGCCACGGGGTCGCGGTCACGCCGACGACCTTCACCTTGAAGTTGAGCCCTCGGCACGCTTCTAAATACCGGACGTACGCGCCCTCGTCCTGGTCCATTCGGTGGACCTCGTCGACGATGACGAGGTCGTACCGGTGCGCCTCCTTGGGCTTCACGCTCTGTATCGACACGAGCGTGACCGGGCGGTCCGTCTCGCGCCGGGAGAGGGACCCGCACAGGACGCCGATGTCACGGGCTGGAAAAAACTCCCGGAACGCGCGCTCGGTCTGAGAAACGAGGTCGATCCTCCCCATGAGAACCGCGATCCGGATCCCGGGCTTGGTCCCGCGCGCGCGCTCGACCAGCGCCGCTAGGATCCGCGTCTTCCCGGATCCGGTGGGCGCGACGCAGAGCGTGTGGTCCTCTCCGAAGAGTGAGGACCACATCGCCTCGAGCGCCTCGTGCTGGTAGGGGCGGAGCGAGATCATTTTTTTAGTCGGGGTAGCGCTTGTTCAGTTCCCTGGCCAGGGCCTCGGCGCAGTCGACGGCGGCCTGCGCGACGGCCTCCTCGTCAAATCCCACGCTTGTAATCAGCTTCGGCAGGACGAGCGCCGCCGCCATCGCCACCAGGTTTTTCTGATCTTCCTTGTCCATGTTTTTTCCTATCTGTAAAAAAACCCCGGCCGACACCATGCCGGCCGGGGTCCGTTCAGCTGACCTTGGCTTTGCACAAGAGGGGATAGTGTGGTCAGCCGAACGGGTTCGCGTGCGGAGGCTGTGATCCCGCCTGCGAGGTCTGTGTCTGGGCCGCCGGGACAGGTCCCCCCGCCGCCTCCGAGGGGAGCCACTGCTTCACCTCGGCCTTCTCTCCGAAGTCGTCCACCCGGGCCTTCGTCTTCACCCGGAACCGGAGCCCGACGAGCTCCTGCGAGCTCTCGAGGCGGTTGGGGTTGGACTTGCGTCCGGCCTCCATCATCGTCTTGAGCTGTCCGAGCCCGATCTGCACCGCCTGCGGGTTCGCGTTCTTGATGTTGAACTGCCCGAAGAGTTTCCTCCCGCGGTGCGTGCCGTCGGTGACCTGGTAGGTCACGGCTATGTACTGCCCGCCGGGCGTCTTCGTCAGCTTCACCTCCGCGTCCGTCACGATCACCGCGTAGGTGCCGTCCGGCAGGGTTTTCTGGCTCTCCACTCCACTCAGGTCAAGTCCCAGCGACATTTTCATTCCTCCGTTTTTTCGACATTCTGCCGATCTTTCTCATGTGCTCGCGGTCGCGGGAGAGCATCAGCCCGCCCTTCCTGCCGATCTCCGCCATGTGCTTCCTGTCCCTGGAGATCGCCTGGCCGCCGAGCGACGACCACATTCTTTTCGTCTCCGCGTCGAAAGACGCGAAGCACCGTTTGTTCGCCATGCCTCACCTCCTCAGTGAACCCTGTTCTCTTTTTTCGCAGCCTTGGCCGCGTCCTTGGCCTGGGCCGAGGCGTCGGCGACCACGGGGGCCGCGGCCTGCTCCGCCTGTTTTTCCTGCGGGGCCGGGGCTGCGGATTTATCGCGCATCTTGTTGACGACCACGCCCAGGTCCGCGGTCTCGTATCTCTCGAGCCTGCCTGACCTGTCCTTCGGGAACTCGATCCTGTCCGTTTTCTGGGTCAGCAGAACGCGCTTGTTGCGGCCGTCTGCGCCCACCTCGTCGGTCACGCCGAGATAAAAGACCTCGTCAAACAGCGCCGGCAGCTGGAGCGCGAAGCTCCCCGTGATGTCGACCGCCGACTTGGTCAGGTTGTCCGAGTCGGTCACCTTCTTCACGAGCGCCGAGAAAACGACGTTGTAGTGGGGCATGTCGCGGAACGTCTTGCAGAGCGACCGCATCCGCTTCGCCAGCTCCCCGTACTTTTTAATCGTGTCCTTGGGGGAGTTGTATTCGGGGTTGCACTCGAGCCCCTCGAGTAGGTTTTGGTTCACCTCCGTGAGCGAGTCGATGAACACCCACTTGTACTTCGCGGTCTGCTCCGGCTTCAGGAGCCACGTGTAGACCGCGCCCAAACGCGCCACGCGGTTTTCCTTCGGGACTGGTTTGCCCTCCTCGTCGGTCTGGAGGTCAATGTAGTCGACCCCGGATCCCTTGAGCGAGAGGAGCCCCGCCTCGGCCGAGACGAGCAGAACGCGCTCGCCCAGCGTGGCCTGGATCGTGCGCGCGAGCGTCGTCTTGCCGTTGCCGGCCTCGCCCGCAACGACGATCTTGATGCCCGAGGACTCCGTCTCGGACGTGTTCTGAACCTTCATGTTACCCCCTACAGGTTGTGCCCCGCGCCGGCGGCGGCACCATGCCCTTCAAAAAAATTTAGCGCGGGTGATTTTTCTCTACCGCTTGTGCCCTTAAGCGGCTTATTAACGACGGACGGCCGGCGTTGTCCACAAAAAAAAGACGGGGAGAGCGGTTTTTTTATTGACCGCATCCCCCCGTCAAGGGCACCGGGGTCGGCAAGATAGGATTGCCGGGAGGTGTGGGGGATTGTTTAACAAATACTTCGAGCGCGGTCTAGCGGTGATTCCGATCGCCAAGGGATCGAAGGCGCCCGTTTCTGACGCCGCTGGATTCAACGAGTGGGCGACGACGCGCCAGCCGGCGGAATTGATCGAGCGGTGGGACGAAACGTACAAGGGCCACGGGATCGGCGTGATCTGCGGGCCCGTGTCCAACATCTGCGTGCTCGACGTCGACACGCTCAAGCCCGACATCATCGCGTGCTTGCCGCTCTCGCCGGTCATCCGCCGCGGAAAAGAGGGGCGCCTCGGCGCTCTCTTTTTCCGGCACAACCCGGAGATCAGAAACCACAGCTTCAAGCGCGTCGTCGACGGCGTCGAGGACCGGATCGACGTGCTCGTCGAGAGAAAATACATCATCGTCCCGCCGTCGGTGCACCCGGAGACGGGGAAAAAGTACCAGTGGGTGACGCCCGACACGCTCGAGAACATGCCGGCGTCGGACCTCCCGATGCTGCTCCCGGAGCACCTCGACCGGATCGCGGAGCTGTTCGGCCAGGACCTGTCGCGCGCCGACGCCAGGCAGTGGGACCTGACCGGCCTCTACGATTCCCCCGACGGCGCGCGGTGCGCGCACGGGTCGCACGACCGCCTGCGCACGCTCGCGGGGGCGCTGATCTCCCGCAGGGCGTCCGTCCACGAGGCCGTGGTCGAGCTCGTCCGCTACGACCAGGACCACCACCTGCGCGTGGCGTACTTCCGAGACCCGAGGCGCGGGTCCGACTTCGGCGCAGACCCCTACTCCAACGCGCTCCGGTTCTACTCGTCGATCCTCAAGACCGTGAACACCAACCACCTGCGGCGCGGCGAGGAGGTCGAGATCCCGGCCGAGGCGCAGACGCTGTCGGTGGTCAAGATCGACATCGTCGTCGCGCCGACGCCGAAGCCGTTCGTCCCGATGGAGCTGCCCGAGCCGGGCGGGTTCATAAAAGACGTGCGCGACCTGATCATCGGGTTCTCCAAGCGCCGCCAGCCGGCGCTCGCCCTGGCCGGCGCGGTGGCCGTGGGCTCGGCGCTCGTCGCCAACAAGTTCAAGCTCGGCCGCAACTGGCCCAACCTCTACGTCCTGGCCCTGGCACCAACGGGGTCGGGCAAGAGCTTCCCGGTCGAGGCCGCCAAACGCCTGCTCGCGGTGGACCATGAGACGGGGCTCCTCGGATACGGCGCGCCGATGTCCGGCCAGGCTTTCCTGAAGAACCTCTCCACCAAGCGCGAGCGCCTCGACGTGGTCGACGAGTGCTCGAACCTGTTCAACATGATCTCGCGCGGCGGCGTGTTCCAGCAGGACCTGATCGACCTCATGTGCCAGCTGTACTCGGACTCGTCGTCCCTTTTCCTGGGGCCCGAGACCAAGGCCGGCGAGACCGTGCGCGTGTTCCACCCCTGCGTGTCCTCGCTCATGCTGACCAACCAGGAGGGTCTATTACTCTCGGCCACCCGGTCGTTCATCACCAAGGGCCTGTTCCCCCGCTGCCTGATCCTGGCCGACGACGAGTACGGGAGGATCAACGAGAACCCGGAGTGGGACGCCGGGCTCGCGGCCAAGATCGGGAGCACGGTGGAATCGCTCCTGCGCGTCCCCGTTGCCCAGGACGAGGCCCACAAGGACCTCCTGCACCCCAAGCCTATGCCGAGGGAGGTCGGGGCCACGGCGGGCGCCCTGGACGTTCTCAAGGCGCACGACCGGAGGGTGGACGAGGAAACGGCCGATTCTAAAACGCCCGAGATCAGGCGGCACATGCTCTCGCGCCAGTCGCAGACGGCCCACAAGCTCGCCCTGGTCCACGGCGTGCTCCGCGGCGGGTCGGTCGAGCGCGAGGACGCCCTGTGGGCGGTGGACCTGTGCGAGGCGGCGCTCCACAACGCCATGCCGGTGGTCGAGAAGATCTCGGCCCAGACGCCGATGGAGGCCGCGGTGGTGGGGATCCTCGAGCTCGTCCGGCGCAAGGGCGCCGTGCGCCCGTCGGAGCTGTACGAGGCCACGCGGTTCCTCTCCAAGAGCCAGCGCAACGACGCGCTCGAGGCCCTGCGCATCGAGGGCAAAGTCCAGCTTATTGTTGACAACACAGGTCAAGTCTACGTCGCAACCTGAGGGAAAGCCCCTGCGTCAACCTGATAGGCATAACGCACCATATATAATACTGATTTATTAACTCAACCTACTTATAGGGGGTGTGTGTGTGGGTGTGTGTGTATTATAATAAATATATGTTAACAGTCGGACATGAAAACCCGGAAAAGGGTATGGCCACCTTGATCTCGAAAACATTTTAGTCTGGAAACCATGCGTTATATTATGCTATGCGTTATATATGATTAAATTAGTTAGGCAATGGTGGCTAAAACATATCGCGCGCACGCGGCGGCAATCGTTCGCGCTGGCCCTGCGAGATTCCCATCTCTACGGCAACGGTTTCGTTGTCCGCCGGTGGCACGGTTACCGGAATGTGAACCCGCTCTCGGTTTATTTCGTCTCGTGCCCGCCCCCCGGCGGCGTTTCCGTGCAGAGAGGTTCCGCTCCGCCCGAAGACCAGTTTTGACGCTGTGCGGCCCGTTTTTTTGTTTACAACCGAACAGCGCGCGGCTAATCGGATTGCATGACCACATCCGCAATCGAGAAAGTCCCCTACACCCACGAGGAACTCTGCCGCCGGTTCGCCGCGTGGGCCGACCTCCCCACCCACAGCGACAAGTCCATCGTCGCCCGGCAGATCGCGTGGCATCAGTACTGCGACGCCAGGGACGGACTGCCCGAGGGCACCTCGGCCAGGCGCTATATCCTGGGATCGTCCGCGCGCTTGGACGACCGGCAGTTGGCGATGTTCCAATGATCAGGAACGCGGTTCTCGCGGGCCTCGTCGCGCTGATGATCACGAGCCTGATCGCGCTCGCGATCGCGGTCCTGTTTGCTCTTCTACATTGGGTGTTTAATTTATGAGCGATGAAAAACCTATCCTGATACCGGTTGTCTCTGCATGCTCCTCTGGCGGTCCAGATATCTTCGATTGGGGAAGCAGAGAATATTTAGAAGAAGTTTGCTCTAGGCAGTACACAGAAATAAAAGAGCTCGTGAGCAAGCTCCACGTGGCCACAGAGCGCGCCAAGCTCCTCACCGATTCCTTCCGGATACTGAACCAGCAGATCCCGCCATCCACGCCGGCGCTCGTGGTGGCCAGGGAAGCCCTTCGGACGTATTGCCTGGCCGAAGATTGTCCGGAGTGTGGCGGTGTGGACGGGACCAGGGCCAAAGAGGCCCTGAAACTCCTGGAGGAGATCTCCCCGTGAGAATTTTTATCCTGGTCCTGTCCGTCGTCCTCTGCACCTGCTCGGCGCCCAGGCAGCGCGTTCTGCCTGACACTCGCATGTTCAAGAAGTTCGACTGCAAGCGGAAGTCGCCCAGGTGCCAGGCGGTGAAGGAATGAAGACAAGAAGATGCAAGGTCTACTATTTTCAACTGACAAAACTGATTTATCTTCGAGCGGTTCTTTGGCCGGATAAGCGCATCACAGCGACGAAAGTGCGCATAGATAAAAACGGAGATGAGAGAACGTTGGAGATCTATCAATGACCCGCAGGCCTCTTGAGGCGGGAGATCGGGTGCGTGTCTACGATAACGACGGAGGGCACAGGGGCACCGTTCAATATTGGAATGGTGAATCTGTGTGGGTCAAATTTGATAGTGACGACCGACCTATTGGCGATCAGATGGTCGTCACCGGCGGCTTGAGACATCCCAAGCAATGCCGCCGGCTCGTTAAGCGCGAGAGGCGCAGAGTGTGGGTTGCATTAAACAAGCGCAACGAAATCATGAGTTACATGCGTATTCGACCGGCGGCGGACTGGCAGCCACAATATGAGTGCGTCGAGTTCGTCGAAGTCCCCAGGAGGCGCAAGTGACGCTGGATGAATTGAAAGCACTCGCTAAGAAGGCGACACCCGAATTAATGGACGAACGAACACAGCGATATCTTGAAGCGGTCGATCCGAAAACAGTCCTCGCTCTGATCGCCAGGGTTGAGGCGCTGAGCGATGCGCTTCGGGTATACGCGGAAATGGATGACTGGGGTTACGGCCACGATGTCGGTGGGGATTGTGATTACGGCGCCGCCGCTCAGCTAGCCCTCGCCGCCTACGGAAAAGAGAGGCCGCTATGACACACGCTGAAGCGCTGGAACGGGCGAAGGAAATACTGTTCGTCTGCCAAAAGCACGGGGAACGCATAGAGGCCGAGGTCGCTCGCGCCCTCGTGGAAAGCCACAACGAAGGCGTTGAGGAAAGCGCGAAGATCACATCGGGCAAACACTGGCGCGCTACCGCGATCATCCGTGCCCTGAAAGTCGAGGTGCCCAATGAGTGATAGGATGACGAAGGAACGGGAAGAGGAGATCCGGCGCGTTCATGAAGCTTCATGGCCGAAGGGATCGCTGAGCCTTCACGACTACACCGAATGGATGGATATCCACGATCTCCTCCGCGAACTCGACGCGACCAGGGCCGATCGGGAAACCTGGGGCAATGAATTCGCTGCGGTTTGCATGGCAAAGTCTGAGCGCACTGCTTGGATTAATTACGCCGCGGAGTTACGGGAAGCGCTTATGGGATGTTTTCATGCGGATTGGGAACTGGCGAAACGCGCCCTAGATCTCGCACCCCCAGGAGGTGCCCAGTGAGTGACAGGATGACTGATAAGCGGCTTGAGGAGATTCGGAAGACAAACGAGAATATCCCCCGTCAAATTGAAGTAGAACTCCTCGTCGAACTCGATGCTACCCGACGCGAGCGAGACCTCTGGCGCACCCACGCGATGGCGATGCGGGAGGCGCTGGAAGCGGTCATGAGTTTGATCGACGATCAATGGCTCGTTCGAAATACGGATTCTGATCACGCTCCCGATTGGGCCTTGAAACAAATTGATTCAGTTTTAAAACTAAAGCTCGCTGCGGATGCACTCGCCCTCGCGCCGCCGGAAGAAGGATTAAAATAATGTGTATGTGTACGCCGGAAATCAGAACACCGTGGTGCGGGAAGAATGGATGCGAGGTGCCTGGACTACCCGATGACGTAAATCTAGACCCGGTCCCCAAGAGCTTCGGAAACAATCTTAACG